GGTATTTGAGGATCCAACAGATGCTCAACTATTAGAACATTTTAAAAACGAGTTCTCACTAGATAATATAGTCCTTGCAACAAACAAGGCTGCTATTGGTGGAACTTACGATGGTACAAAGTTTTGGCTACCAAAACCTTATCCATCATGGGTAAAAGGTGCAGATGACTGGGAAGCACCAGTTGCTTATCCTGCATTTGATGAAGAAAATCCAAAGTATTACGTCTGGGATGAAAATACAACATCTTGGGTTTGATGACAACACTATAGTAGTGTATACTTTAATATAGGATATTGATTTGGGGGAATTAAAATTACAATTATTAAATTTACAAATACTATGGGTGTTCCTGAAGAATACCGTCCAAAACCAGCAGATAGGTTTGTACCTGATTGGTATAAAAACCTAGAGTCTTATCTTAGTAAAGAAAAAACACCAGATGGGAATGGTTCAACAAGTGCAACAGCAAAAAGATGTATGCCAATCTTTGATGCAATTTCAGGCGGGTATATATTAACAACCTATGTTGATATCTGGGTAAAACAAACACCACAAATTCCAGATGGAACACTTATGGATGAAAATACAGATATTTCTACATTTCCAACACAACCATTTTATGAATGGCCTTCATTTGGACCAATTCAGTTTCATCCAATAGAACAAATGCCAGAACACCCTAGCAAGGGTGCTCATAAAATTTCATATCCAAAATGGATTAATCCCTGGGCAATAACAACTCCGCCTGGATACTCTGTATTATTTATTTCTCCAATGCATAGAGAGTCTATGTTTACTATTCTTCCTGGAATTGTTGATACAGATCAATATGCTTCTCCAGTTAATTTCCCATTTGTTTTAAATGAGGCCAATAAGTTTGAAGGTTTAATTCCAGCAGGAACCCCAATGGCTCAGGTAATACCATTTAAAAGAGATTCATGGGAAATGCAGATTGGAACAGAAGAAGATTTTAATGAACAAATTAAAGTAACAAGTAAACTACGCACTAAGTTCTTTGATTCATACAAGACACAATATAGGCAGCCAAAAGAATATAAATAAAATATTAAATACAAAATAAAAACCCCCAAGGATTTCTCCAAGGGGGTATTTTATTACCTAAAATTATCTAGGAAACTTCTTCATCCATTCTTTGGTCTTTGGAGTAATACCCTTCCAAGAAGACCAGTCGTTTCCACCATTGGACATGTAGTATGCAATCTCCGCATTTTTTACGGGATTGAATAGTTCAGCGTTAGAATCAAGATCAAACTTATCTCTACGATCTGGACCCAGTGTATCAATCATATTAATTTGGAACATTCCATATGAGGAGTCCCCAGTCTTATGGTTTCCGTTAAATGCTAAGGGACGACCATTAGATTCCTTCTTAGCAATAGCCCAGGCTACTACTAAGTCGTTGCCTTTAAATCCCACCAAAGAAAGCAACTTCTTTAATTCAATATCTGTAAGATTTGTTTTGTTTTCATAACGTTCTAACATTTTTGCTTTAGAAACAACAAAAGCCACCTTGTGGGTGGCAGCAGGGTTTTCAGCCTGTTTAATTAGTAAGTTGTTTTCAGTAGTTGATGCATTGGCAAAGTTGCTAAATGGTGCCACAACTCCAACCAATGCTAGGATTCCAATCCAAGCCTTCTTGTCTCTTCTCATAATAATAACCTCCTAGAGAACAAATGCTACCTGTTGGTAGCATGTATTAATTATAACACGAATTTGCCACCAAAGTCAAACTTTAGGTAACATTTTGGTAAACTTTTGGTTTTCATATGGGAAAGTGGTATAATAATAAGTATTATGGCTACTGGCGCAACTACAACTTATGATCTTCCTTATCCCGTTTTAACTGACCCTGTAAATGTCCATGAGGATATTCAATCATTGGCAGAGCGTATTGAAGATGTTATTTCAAACGTAGGTCTTCCTTTTATTTCCCTTGAAGTTAGAAATACAACGGGAGCAACAATTGCAAAAGGAACTCCTGTATATATTTCAGGGTACTCAACAAAACCATTAATTGGAAAATGCGACTCAGATAACTTATCAACTTTTCCAATGATAGGAATAACACAGGCAGCGATTTCAACTGCTACAGATGGTGTTATTATTGTATCTGGAGTGTTTGAAAATATTGATACTTCTTCTTTTACCGCTGGAAATATACTTTATGTTGCAAATGGCGGAGGTCTTACAAAGTCAATCCCTGCTGGAGGATCAGGGGCAGTTGCAGTAGTTGCAAAAGTAAATGCTTCAACTGGTGTAATTATTGTTGGCTCAGTTGGTGGCAACGGAACTTGGGGGGCATTGAAAAATGGACTTGCTTAATGGTATAATTTAACAATGGCCGTATATAGAAACCCCAATGAGACTTCACTAGATCCTCAACCAGTTGCTCCTGCTCCTTCAACATACAATGTTGGAAACATACCTCCACTTGTTAACTGGACCTGTGTAGTTGGAGACAGTGCTTCATTTAGAATTTATGTTGAAGATGATCTTGAAAATCCTTTAGATTACGACACTACATCTGTCGGAGACGATTCTGGTTGGGATATTAAAGGAGACTTTAGACGATACTCTGATAACGTTGGAGATGATTTATTATTTTCAGTTTATCCAGACCAGACAGAGTTTGATGAGGTCGGAGAATTTACAGTTACACTATCTCCTGAACAATCTAAAATATTGAGAACAGGCGATGTGTTTGATATTCAATTAACGGATGCTAATCGTGTTTGGACTGTCTGTCAAGGTGAAATGATTATGATCGGTGAAGTTACAGATCAAGAAGTAAGTTAATAATGGCAACAACCAATATAACTAATATTGGCAGAAGCCAAACCATATCAGATATAAAACCAACAACCACAGTAGAAAATATATCTAGTCACTCTTCATTAGTTTCAAATATTGCTTTTTTAGTTACAGCAGCAGCAATTGTAATATCTCCAACAATTCAAAACATAGCAGGCTCTGTTGGATCTTTAGTAACTGCAGACTATCCTAAAACAACAACGGTAACGGAAATACTTCCATTTAGACTAACTATAACTAATATTGGTATTGAGGGATATAGTGCTTCTAATCCCCCAGGAATTGGGGTTCAGGTAATTGGTTTCTCTAACTATATACTTTAAAATTGTGATATAATTCAGACATGGCTAAAATATCAATTGCAAGCGTAAAGGCCCTGTTTCAGACAGGTGATAGACCAACTCAAGAAGACTATATAGATTTGATTGATACGGCAGCAGCCCTTTCAACAGATCTTGGCTCTGCAGGTAACAACGAGTCAACAATCAACGGTATTGAAAACTCAACCGTATTTGATAACTTTTTAGCAAGTGAATTTAGATCAATGAGATACGTAATCTCAATTAAACAGACTTCTGGAGGCACAAATAGGTTTTATGCCACAGAGATGAATATTCTTGTAGATGGAACAGATGTTTCATTTACAGAGTATGCAACAATGGAAAACGATGGGAATATTGGCACCATCTCCGTGACTAGAGCAGGCGATACAGTTTCACTAACTGTTACTCCTGTGGGTGGACGAACCCCTATAACTCTACGCTACATGCGTATGGGATTAAAGGCTTAATTAAGGAGATAAAATGGCAACAGTAACAAAAGATTTTAGATTAAAGGCTGGATTAGTAGTTGAGGGCACAACCGCAACCGTTGAAGGCCATGATGTTCTTACAAAGAAAATTGCAGATGCAAAAGGTGATTTACTAGTTGGTACTGCAGATAATGCAATTTCTAGATTAGCCGTTGGTGCAACCAATGGACACGTTTTAACAGTAGACAGTTCAACAGCAACAGGACTAGCATACGCAGCCCCTGCAGCAGTTGGTTCATTTGACTCAAGCATTGTTTTTGAAGGTGCTACAGCAAATGATCATGAAACCACTCTTGCAGTAGTAGACCCAACTGCAGATCGTACAATCACACTTCCAGATGCAACTGGAACAGTAGTTTTAAGAGACACAACAGATACACTAACAAACAAATCAATTTCACTAACAACAAATACTATTACTGGCACAAAAGCAGAGTTTAACTCAGCAATGTCAGATGCAGATTTTGCATCACTTGCTGGTAGCGAAACACTAAC